CATCTTTAGCTTTTTCTTTATCATTTAAAGTATATACTCCTTGCTTATTTAATGAATGCTGATATATTTTTTGTCTAAATGCTGGTACATAAGGTGAAGGATTAATTGTTAAGTCATCAGAATACATGGACACTGACGAGATAGAATTTTCACAACCAATAATAGATAGGTCCCAATCTTTCATATCATCTCTATCCATTCTACAAATCATTGCTGGGTCTTTTAATGGAGACATTCTTCCAAGATATAATAAATGCTTTTGTCTATCTTCTGCTTTCTTATTAAATATATTATATTCTTTAGGGTCTAACCAAATAGGATTCTCCATTATAACATTAGATAAACCAGGGTCAAAATTAGTATAAGCTTCATTTGAATAACCAACCAAACTTTGTATAACACATACATCAGCCTTAGAAAATATTTCACAGGCTTGTGGAACAGCATTAACATTTGTCTTAGCTATTGCATGGTCATGCATAACAATAATAGGTTGGTCTATTTTTTCTAGAAACCTACGATATCTATCAGAATATTGTGATTGCTTACGGGTAGGGTGAGAATGAAATATAGCTATGTTGCATGAATTAATCTTGTCAACTATAGATGTATCTACATCCTTATCTTTTTTAACTACTTTAAGTACTTCACCATGCCAATCAGCATCTTGTGCTCTACCAAAAGTTTGTCCATTATCAAAATCAACTATGAATGTATCATGTCCAGCTTGTCTAAGATAATTCTCAAAGATTAAAGCTCCCCTTGTTACTCCACAGCCATCTATTCCTTTTCCAAATATAAATGCTATTTTCATTGTGCTGGACTGTAATCTGTCATATATGTTTTTGGTTTAATTAAATCAAAATGTCTTTCATATACATGTAGGTTTTGAACTTGCCAAATCATTTTGCCTGGCTCTAAAAATAAATCCTTAGCCAATTCATGTAATACAAATTGTTGCCATGCATAATCATTTTTATAACCAAAGACAACATCATTAGAACGCATTTGAACACAACAATTTACTTTAGCATTTCTTATATAATAAGCTACAGCATTTGTACATATAAAATCAGACATACCAAATAAATCATATTCACTCCATATCTCTGGTCTATTATAAACCATCATAGCTCTACGGCCATCTGGATATTTTTTTAATTCTTTTAATACATTATCATATTGGTAACCATTTTCTTTAGACCATATTAAATAACCATAGTTTGAATTAATAGAACCATCTGGAGATGCAGCATATTCCCACGCTTCAGGTGGTCTACGTTCAGGACCATATATGTCTTTAATATTAAGTGATTGTGATTGATACCAATCAATTTCTTTTTTAATATATTCTAAATTAGGTTCACCGAATATTGCTGCTTCATCTGCTAAAAATGATGCGCCAATTAATTCAATGCACTTAACACCAGTCTTATCTGTAGTTGTAGCATAATCATGATTCTTTGCACCAACAAAATAATCGCGAACATCTGAAACTTTATATGGTCTAATCAACATTATATCTATCATCCATTTCGGGATGCTCCATTTGGTGTACCATTAAAATTAACATTTGAGTTGTAGCATGTGCTAAATGAGATTTACCAGATTCAGGGTCAATATCTTCACCTTCCCAAAATTTATTTAGGTGACGTTGAATAGAAGAATAAGTGCGAGCCCATTCTGTTTTATCACCATCATCTCGCCAATTGTTCATACCATATTTTTCAGCACCAAACCGAAATACATCGGCTACTTCATAAAGAGGTTCAGGTGGAATTAGAGCCATAGGTGGCTTTTCTTTATCAAATTTCATAGTTATATTATATCATATTTTGGTAGGATTGTAAATAGTTATTCACACAAAAAAGACTGTAATTTCCAGGATATCCTTTTGAACTTTGATTTACCATATCTTTAAATGCTATTTCTTTTGGAATAAGAGCAGTTAATTCAAAAGTAAGTATATCACCGGCGACAATACCATGTCTTTTATTTGTTTTAAAACTACCAAAAGTATTCATATGCTCTCCATAGTTTTTTGTACTTTCTTTAATTGAAATTTTTCCAGTCCATTCATGAGCTAATTTAAAATCAATTTTTATTTCTGGGACAAAAGGAAAAATAATATCATGTCTCCAATCTTTTTGAATACCAAGACCAGCTTTTCTTAAACCAAATTCTAACCATTCAGCTTCATAATTTTTATAACTTGAATATGTACTAGCATTATAACCTTCCTTAAATTCTTTTAATAATTCAGGTGTAACTTCAATTTGAAAGTTATTTACTATATCAGTTATTTGAGTATATGTATTCAATTGCTCTGCCTGCTTCTTTTTCTAAAGGTCTATTATCATACCAATTACCATTGTCATTATCAATTTGTCTGCATAATTCTGCAACCTGGGCTGGAGTGATTGGATATTTTTTACGTATTGCAATACCAGCAATGGAGGTCATAATGGCATACATCTTTGCATACCAACCTGTGTCAGTTATTTGGCTATACTCTTTGATTAATTTCTTATTAATAAATGGACAATCCTTATAACCAGTCCAATGAATATCTGTATTTGTCATTTCATTTTTACGGTGAGCAAGTAATTGTGCTCTTATTTTTGGAGGTAGATTATCTAACAAACCACCTGACCGTTCAACATAATCATGCCTACTTATAATATCCATTGGAATCATATTAACTCCATGGAAACAATTGTATATAAAATTATATGCTCCTTCATATTTCCCAGGGACATAATACATACGGGATAAGTCTTTTGTTTGAGGGTCTCCTACATCTCCTAACTCTTTATTAAGAGCATACCAAAAATGTTTAATTGAATCCTTTGGAACTTGTTTAGATAATGGAAATATCAATCTAAATTTTGGGTGTTCCCTAGTGGATGATGCAGTTGAATAACATATATGATTCCATTTACCATATAGTTCTATTAATTTTTTTTCTAAATCTTCACTACCTTTCCAATCATCTATATCTACTGCTGCCCAACCAGCCCAACATATAACATTATCGTTTGCACGAGTTGTATCCTCATGGTATATTGCTGGTGTGATTAAAGGTGCTGACTTTTTATCTTTACGTTTTTGTCTAGATAATTCAAATAACAATTGCTCAAACTGAGCATAAGAACTAAAGTCCATACGCTTATGAGTTTTGTTATCAAATATTGATTTAAATAATGTGAGTGAATACATTAATGTACTTTCTTTATGTTTCCTTCTTTCCAAGATTTATACTCTTTAGAAAATTTTGTATGTTCCATAACACTGAGGTCATGAACAGTTTTACCTTTATACCTTTGCAACCATAAGTCATAGGTATGTGTTTTAGAAAAAATGAAATCGTTCCAAGATTGTTTAGCCATTTTTTTCTCTTTTATATTTGATTGTCAATTCATCTTGGACCTGACCCTTATGTGAATCAGGAATCATTCCATGATTACCTTCATGGCTTGGTGTTATCCAACCTTCTGGCTTGATTAAATCTGGTATGCCTAATGGATTTGGACGTGATTCTTTCACACCAACTTCTTTTTTCATATTAGCTTTATAAACTTCGTTCCATGCTTTATGTGCACTAACACCCATTGCATCTAAAGTACCAATAGCAACAACACATAAATCTATAAGGCCATCAACCAATTCTTCAGAATCCTCATAAATAATGGCTTCCCGTGTTTCATCCATTTCCTCTTTAAGGAAATCAAACCTAAATTCTATATACTTACGCAATTGAAATGGACTAGCATTAGCTACCCAATCATGTACGCCATATTTTCTATGCATTTTGTTAATATCTTTTGCCCAATTTTTACTCATAATTTCTCCATTTGTTATATTATATCACATTTAATGCCAAAAGTAAATAGATTATACGAAAAAAGATTCTAAAGATATAGTCTTTTCACTTTCCCAGCCGACTGCAGATAATACTGGTTCAATCGCACTAATAAATGTCTTCTCAAACTGGAGATTATAATCAACATATTCATCAAGATTAAACTGCTTTGGCAGAAAATCAATGAATGAAATTACATTCTCCTTTATAGGATTTGGTTTAACCAGATATGTGAACTTAACTTTGTCACCACTGTATATTTGTTCTATCTTATTTTTTAGATTTTTATTTCTAATTAATTCATTATGTAAAAGCGCTCCCCTCACATGAATAGGTGTACCTTTTTTATATATGGTTTCTTTATCATTCCATTTTTTAATATTCTGGACAGAGCGAGGGAAACTAACTTCCTCGGCTGACGCTTGAGAGAATACTTTCTTAAAGTTTTGTATATCTGCTTGAACTGTTGTTTCATCAGTTTCAATAATTCTTTTAAATATTTCTTTTAATGCTTTGCGACATATTGCAGGAGTAGAAGATTTAATAGCTTCAATACCCATAATTTTTAAATGAGGTTTTGTATAACGTACACCTTCATTGTCATGCACATTTAGAATATATCTTTTCTTTGCTGTCCATATACCTCGGTCAGCAATTACTTCTCTTCCCATAACCATTTTGTTTTCATAACCACCAAGGGAAATATATAATTCATTAAAAGCTTCTTCAAGAGCTTCTTCCAATGAGGTAGAACATAATTTATCTAAAAAGTTGACAGGGTTTGCTGGTTTAAAACGTTTAATAAATTCATCAAGGGTGACATATACTGAGTCAGTATCAATCGCAACTACATAATCTTTATCAGTTTTTAATGTCTTATTAAGATATTCATTCAAATATTTCTCAGCCCATTTAATAGTTGCTTGGCCAGTAAGAGTAATACCCTCGGCAATTCTCATATCAAAATATCTAAACCATTTATTACCTATCGCGCCATATAAACTATTAAGCAGAATCTTAAGAGCCATTTGCTGATTCTTAGCTAAGGCAATACGTTTTTCAATATCATACTGCTCTGATTTACTGCCACATAATTCTAATTCTTGTTCAGCTTTAATTTGTTTTTGTTTGAATTTAACGCGTTCATCATATAATTTTTGGATTATTATTGGGAATACACCTTGCTTTTTTGTATCAAAGCGAACGCCATTTACTGCAAGAGCTGTATAGTATTCAGTATTTTTTATCTCACCATCAAGAACAGATTTAACATTAACTCCAGGCTCATCATTAGCTGGAAGTATAGTCTCGGGAGACATATTATACTGCATAATTATTGATGGATATAGAGAATTTAAATCAAATGAACATACCCAGTCATGCATTCCTACTTGAGGTTCTTTAACATACCCACCAGGATATGCACCTTTAAATGATTCCTCATTTTGTGGGATTGCTATTTGTTTAGAGTATAAGTCTCTATATATGAGTGAGTCCCATATTGCAACAGTCCCAAGAACTGAATCATAATTGACACCACCTTTATATGCCATTGTTAAACATAAAGTAATAAGTCCAAGCTTATCTTCCATACGGTCTATAAGCTCAACGTCTTTTATATTATAATCAATAAACTTTTGGTAGTCATTATCATGCAATTCATTTAAGTTAGCTGCTTCTCCAAAGTCTAACTTCTTCTCACCAAGAACTACATTGGCTATATTGTCTAGCTTATAAGATTCTTGTGGACCATATTGATAACTAAACTTTTTAAAGATTGGCATATAGTCAAGAATAGTAATACCTTTTAATTCATACCTAGTACGAACTTGACCAAAGCCTGTTTGAATATCACGTTTGTCTATCATTCTCCAAGGAGATAACATTTTCTCTTTATTCCCACCATTAACTTTTGCTATTCTATTAACTAAGTACGGGATATCAAAAAATTCTATATTCCAACCAGTGAGAACATCAGGGGAAGTATGATTCATATGAAATACAAATTTGTGGAGTAATTCTCTCTCGGTCTGACATTTAATATACCTTACCTCATGAGTTTGCATAAGAGATTTACTCTTGTCATAATCGCCACAACCAAATGTATAATAGACATCATCTATATTGTTTTTCATTGTGATGGCTGTAACTTCTTGGTCAGCTATATCTGGCTCAGGGAAACCCTCTCCATATTTTACTTCAATATCAAGTGAGGTAACATTAATAATATTTCTATCCCACTCTATATTTCCAGGGAATGTCTCATTAAGATATTGTGAAACATAATTACTATTGCCATACACTTTAAAGTTAGGAACATCTTTATATTGTTTTATAAAATCAGTAGCCTCACTCATGCTTCCCAGCACAATTGGTTCTACATCAGTTCCATCAAGTGCAGTCCAATAACCTTTGGCTGTGACTGGTTTAGAAGTAACATACATGGTAGGTTTAAATGGAACAGTGTAACTTACTTTTTGACCGTTCTCATAACCAGTATATTTAATAACTTTTCCGTGGCGAAAAGCATTAGTATAGAAAGTATTATTCATGATAGTATTATATCATAAATCATACCGAAAGTAAATAGATTTATTGAAATATTTCCTGTTGTGATGGTGTTTGTAATTTAATTTTGCCTTCAACCATATCTCTGTATTTTTTCTGGAGATTTTCTTCAGGCTCACATATAAACATTATATGTTCTTCCTTAATAATTAATTCATCCATCTCACAATAACTTAAATAAGGCATAAAGCTAATTCGGCCATGTTCGCCTGGGTCAGGGATTAATATTACGGGGTCTGTTACGGTTGTTATTTTCTCATTTATATCTTTAATATTGACAAGAATCTCTTCACCCGACGTGAGCCGGATTAATCTAATTAATTCATTCATAATTTACCTATGTAGTTTTGGTTGTTTTCCTTGATAGTCTCTAACTGCTGCTTTAATTGAATCTTCAGCTAAGACTGAGCAGTGTATCTTAACTGGTGGCAAACTAAGAGCTTCTACAATAGAAGTATTCTTAATATTTTCTGCCTCTTCTAACGACATACCTTTGAGCAACTCTGTAACCATGCTAGAACTAGCAATTGCAGAACCACATCCGTATGCTTTGAATTTTGCATCTTCAATAATGTCATCTTTAACTTTGATTTGTAGCTTCATAACGTCGCCACAAGCAGGAGCACCTACCATACCAGTCCCGACATTCGGGTCATTTATGTCCATCTTACCCACGTTGCGTGGATTGTTGTAGTGGTCTAAAACTTGTTCTGAATATGCCATAGTGCTCCTTAGTATTTATTAGCCTAGCAACAGCTTTTTAGCGTGCTTAGGCAGGTCACCTAAATTAATAGTTTGAGGCTTGTCCTCTTCTGGAATATCGTTCTCCAAAATAACTACAAGCAATCCATCTACAATATCAGCTCCAACAACTTTGATGGTGTCGATTAATGTGAATGAACGTTCAAACGCTCTTTGAGAAATACCACGATGGGCATAATCTCTTGTATTACTACCACCCTTATGTTTCCCGGTAATAGTTAAAACTCCTTTTTCAAGAGTTAAGTTAATGTCCTCTTTCTTAAATCCTGCAACAGCGATTTCGATTAAAAAGTGACCGTCATCTCTTTTGATAACATTATACGGTGGGTATCCAACGCCTCTGGCGCTTTCTACATTCATTTCCGCTAAGTTATTAAAGAGTTGATCGAATCCCAAGAACGTATCCCTTGGGAAGTTAAATGCTAAGTTTGTCATAATTGACCTCCTATTTTATAGCAAGGTTATAATTGTAGCAAAATGCTACGGTTATTGACGACCCTTTCGGCACCGTCAAATCTATTTATACATATATTATATCACAGTTTGGTGTAATTGTAAACTGTTTTATTAATTTATTTTGCTCTTTTATTTCTTCACTCATTTGTATATCATCTATATACCATTCATAATTTGGATATGTTATATTCCAACCACCTGCTTGTTGCCACCAATTAAAACATTCATCATCATCTCTAACTACTGCAACAATTTTACTTTCTGGAAATATCTCTACAATATCATTTAAGTAATATGCAAAATTATGAGATAGTATTACTTTGGTTTGGTCCTTAGGTCCATCAAAACTTTTATCAATTTCATCAATCCACATTTGTCTGGTACCAAAAGTAGAGCCTAACCAATTACCATACATCATCTTTGGTCCATAATAATTTCCTTTATGGCCAGCATATTTATGATGTTTATATATTCTGTCAGAAGTACAGTCAGTCATATCTGCATTATGCTCCTCTCTAATTTTTTGAGAGACACCACTCCACATACTTCCTGGAGCACCTGTTACAAATATCCAATTATTCAACTAATTTCTCTTTGTATATGCTGGCTAATCCTAATGCTTCTGTATTAAATTTAACTAGATTTTGAAGAGCTTCAGCAGTAACAAATGTCATAAGGGTATCTCTATGTGCATTACCTTCATCTCCAATCTTCCAATCATATACACCAACTTTCTTTTCAATAGCTATTTGTGCATCAATATCTTCTGACATTAAGCGCAAAGCTTTTTGTAATTGCCATGCATTTGGATTTCCTTTGTTAACCCATAAAGCTTTTTGCATACCATCTCTAAATGATTTAACAAGTTTATATGCATCATAAAATTCTCCACTTGGTTCTATTCCCCAGCGTTCTTTAAATAAAATTTCTAATTGGTACCCAGGATAGTTAGGGTCATCGGCATGACTTCCATCTGCTTGGAGTATACCATGATGGAACCAGATTTCTGCATTCTCATTTGATTCAACATGTTTTTTATAAGCTGCAGGATTTTCTCTTGTACTATTTAATTCACCACGTTTAAATGCAAGTCTTCTTTCTGAACCAGACATTCCATTAACCCAAGTCACATGTCCTTTGAAACATATAACGTATTCATCAATAGAATCTAAAGGACCGCAAAGTAATAAAGCCATAGCAAATGCTTCAGGAACCATACCACTACCACCAGCAAATATAGGGAATGTCATATTTGCATCTTTAGCTTTACCAGCTATAATATTTAGATTCATAAGACCAATAGATTCATAATCCCTATAGTCATAGTCAACATTCTCTTGTAAGAAGCTAACTCCATTACCACCATGACTTACCATGACAATCTTATCAGATACTCTTAAAGAGTTATGGAATTCATTAAAGCCAGGAATATCTCTTGCTCCTGGTATATGTTTAATGTGTATCTTTTCTCCTAAGAATGGCTCAAGTTGTTCTATAATAATTGCAGCCCATTGGCTTGTTCCAGCTCCAGGTTTTTGTGGTACAACAAAGACATAATCAGCTAAGGCTAATGTTGTGAATGCCAAAAGGCAAAGTGCGATTAGTTTTTTCATGCATACTCCAGTTTGTTTTTTCTTATAGATAATGTTGCCATTGCTATAATTGTTATAATTAAAATAATAAATATTGGCCTAGTCATAA